ACTATTGTAAGATTGGAAGTAGTCTAAAAAAGTAGATTGAGAATATTGCACAAGGATTGAGAGAATATGTGTGAAAGATTGTAAGTAGTATAGAAACTTCCAAATGGTATAGTGAAATATTGGGAGTAAAGTAGCACAAGGATTGAGAATATTCCACAAGGATTGAGAGAATAGTGTAAGGATTGCAAGTACTCTAAAAAACTTCCACAAGGGTAGAATATTGTAAGGATTGCAAGTACTGTTGTTGTGCTACTGTAATTTTTTTATATTCTAAGTTAATAATAGGTAGTATGTTTGTCAAAGTAAAGTTAAATAAAAGACATGGTTTGATATATTACCCATCAAATTACTTGCAAGATTTTACCTTGTCTAATGACAAAGGAGACAATAAACTAGAAAGTAAAGGTGTAAAAGAACAGGAAGTATTAAGAGTAGAATACGATAATCTACAAAGCAAATTACAACAACTTTTACTAGAAATTCAACAATTAAGGAATTTAAAGGATGACTGTAGTAGTAATTTAAAAAATATACAGAATGAAAATTTACTATTAAATGGTCAGATTACTTCAAAGGCTAATGAACAATTATTATTAAAAGAAAATTACAATTCCTTAACTGCTTTACACCAACAATGTATACAAAGAATACAAGACTTGAAAAAAGAAAAGGATAATCTAGAAAAAACCTACACAGGACAACAACAACAAAATTTAAAACAAGCTCAAGATTCAATCCAAACAAAAATTAATGAATATGAAAAAATTTTAAAGAATGCCAAAGATCAACTTGATGATAGCCTTAGCAAATATGCTACTTATAAATCAAACATAGATGATGAAATTAAATTACTACAAGAAAAAATACAATTATTAAACAAACAAACAACTGAATTGACACTTGTAAACTCTAAATGTAAACAAAATCAAGATGAATTGCAAAAACAAATATTGTCACTACAACAAGAATTACTATCCCCTAAAAATGAGAATCTAACAACTCAAAAAATACAAGACGATAATCAGTTTAAACTAAAATTCATTCTATCACAACAATCTATATACAACAAACTTTTACAACATGAAATTGATCCAGAAAATACTTCATTATTAGAACAAGAATGGTTACTGTTTATCAACAAGTACAATGACATTTACCTCTCTACTCCTACAACTGATACAACAGAACAAGTGTATAATACAATGCTCCTATTAAAAACCACATTAATGAATTTGTTTGAAGATTTATCAGGTAGTGTAAGAGTTTATATAAGAATAAAACCTCAAAGTGGTGGAGATGGAGTATTATCTATTGATCCTGGTAATCTTGTTGCAAGCAAGTGTTCCTTGCAAAGTTCCAAATTTGGTCCTTTTTTTGGAATAATACCACCTACTTTCACCAACAAGGACATGTATACAGGATGTGCTGGTACAAAAATAGATGAAAAAACATTTGAAATTACATCACATCAAGTTGAGGATGAACAAGATCAAAAATGTTGTATTTTATCAGATACTGCTGGTTTCTGTAGAGTTGTAGAACAATTAAAGAATAATTATCATGTACTCTTGTTTAGTTATGGACATTCTGGATCTGGCAAGACTTACTCATTGTTTGGGAATAAAAGTGATCCTGGTCTATTACAATTATCTATCTCAAACTCTGGAGCTACGCACTTTATGATTAGTAACATATATGAATTAACTATGGGAGAAATTGATTTTAGAGCAGGACTAAGGAAAAACAATTTTTCTACATTAATTAATCATAAATTCCCAACTGGTAAAAACATCATCAATAGTAAAAATATTGAAATTATTACTAGTTTGCTAAATAATATAAACAATACACGAGAAATTGATCAACGTATCGTAGCTACTCCTAATAATAATCAATCTTCTAGAAGTCATTTATTCATGTCCATTTCGCTATTCTACCCTAATTCTACTGTTGGCAAGTTGACTATTTGTGATTTAGGTGGCAGAGAAAGTCCAATTGACTTGTTGGAAATGTTCTACGATATACCTCCAAATAAAGACATTGACTTTTCATCATTCTTCATGGACACTAAATTACCTCCATTCCCTAGACATAACTTTACAATCAACGATCAGTCTATACAATGGTACCAAGGTAAAGATAAACAAGTATTTGTTGACAAGTTGAATAAAGTTGATATTAAACTCTTGATTAAACAATCCGTTTTCATTAATGAAACTTTAAATCATCTAGAATATTTTGTAAAAAATAAACAAAACTTACCGTTCAAGTATACACGCATTAAAGAAGACGCGACATTTTATAAATCGCAATTAGGTATAACAAAGAGGACATATAATCCTAACCATTTCTTGTCTATAAAACCTAAAATAGATTCAGAAATATTTACTACAAAAAATAAAACGACAAGTGAAAGTGACCCTTTTATTATGTATAGTATTTTAACCATGTTACAAAAAAACAACAGTAACAGTAACGGTAACAGTAACGGTAACGATTCAATTAAAAATAAAATAGTAATGATATGCAATATAAGACAAGAAGAAAAATATTGTACCTCTATACAAAATACACTAGAATTTGCAGACAATATAAAGTCAACATAAAAAGTTTATTCCAAGTTTGTTTATTTTGTTACTGTTTGTTGTACATGTACTTGAATCTATTTTTTACAAAAGTGCGTCAGGAATAAAAAGATTTTATATTAGCAAGTAGCAAGAATGGACAATAGTAAATATGAAGAGGTATTATTGAATTTGAAAATTTTAAGCATGATACCTCGAAATGGCAAAATAAAAAGATCTGGTAATGGTAATAGTAATGGTAATATTACGTTGGAAAGAGACGATATTCTAGTGCCTCTTAAACGTTTTATATATAACGACGGTCGTAAAAAGTCGGTTACAGATATTAATTGTATACTAGATGAAACATTTACTTTATTAAAATATCTATCAAATATGGAGTCTACAAAAGAAAATATAAACAAATCCACTGTAATATGTAAAGAACTTTTAAATTCTAAAAAAGGTCTACACAATTTAAAAGACACTTACAAGGATGATATAAAAATATGTGCCTCAATAGAACTAGTACTGGATAAAATAAATCATCAATTAAGTGAAACCAGTGAGACTTTACGCGACCCGGTTTTGCCACCTTTTTTATAAAACTTACAACACGAAATCCTTTTTTAAATAAGAAGGTTTCAAAGGTTCATACTCGTCATCATTACTATACTCTTCATTATCATCTACTTCAAGTACAATGTTTTCGTAAAAGCTACTGTTGCCGTTGCCACTTTCTTTTGGTAATACATGTACCATTCCTGTCCCGCAATTTACCAATTGACCCAACATAATATTTTCTGATATACCAGACAGTTTATTATTTTTACCTTCTTTTGTAGCATCAAATAATATATCTACCGATTGTTCAAAGGTGCATTTCGACAATGGGTTAGCATCATTCTTACCAACTCCATGTCTAGTAATAGACATAATATACCCTTTATTTGTCATTACATCTGAAAGTAGTAACAAATGCCTATTATTAATATATGTCCCAGCATCCGATATGACACTCTTTATTTCATCCAACAATACTTTACGACATATTTCTATCCCGTATATATTATTAATTTCTTGAGGATCATTGCATATTAATCTACTGGTGTTTACATATTTTATACACGATACATCCTGAATATTGATACCGTCCGTTTCAACTAGATATTCTGTTTTTTTACATATATTACCATCATTGTCAAAGAATACAATATTATTCTCTGAAATAAATGTTTTTTCGATATCAGGTACACCACAAATAGTTATATCAACAATTGAATGCACAATACTTTGCAAAAATGTAAATGTATCCATATCAGATTCGTTTGACCTAGAGTAATCTTTTACAAATCGTATGTAAACAAGTGGCACATCTTTATAATTGATGGACGTTGATTGAATAAATATAGTGTCCGTAAACATATCATACAATGTTTCTGTAATATCATGTATACTAATATTCCTGGTATACAGTTTTTTACGATCCAATTTTAATACTAGTACCCAAGGATATAAATCTTCACTCTTGTACTCTTCATCGTCTGGTACAAAAGCGCATTCCAAGTCTGGTACTGTACCATTGAATTCTACATCATAGTGTAGATAAAATTCATGTAAAACATCCTTTAAACATGTGTGTTCAATTTGATATTGCAACTGTTGAACCTTTTTATAATCGAATCGAACCTCATCTTCAAAATAAATCTTCATACTTGGTGTCTTTATATTTTTTGTAGCATTAATCAACTCTTGTAGACGTGGTATTCCAGAAGTTACAGACTTGTTACCAGTACCACTAAGATGAAATGTATTCAATGTCATTTGAGTCGCTGGTTCACCAATAGATTGTGCAGATACTACACCAACATTCTCACCTGGTGTGATTAATGACTTGAAGTATTTATCGGTGATATTATTCAATAAAATATCAAAACCCACTCTAGACAACTTCCAATGTTGTATTATTTGCCTTGTACATAAGCAACTTGAAAGCAATATCCCAAACAAAGACTTTTCCCAAATGCTGTCATTGTCGCCATCACTAGCGTTGTTTCCACTAGCGTTGTTTCCACTAGCGTTGTAGCTGAAACTTGGTACCAACTTTTTACGTAAAGCCAATACTTTTGTAAATACATATGTTTCATCTAAATCTTGTGTAGGTAAAGTAGAAGTGTAATCATATGATAAATTAACAATCATCCTATTAATACACATTGGCATTGTCCATCTATCCTCTCCAGTAGGGAATACTTTATGTAAATACAGATAATCTTTATAAATCAAATCCCATTCATCCTTTACATTTTCATTATAATACTTTTCTTTTAATTCTTTTAATGACAACTTCAAAGTAGGAAATGTATTCCATTCCATATGGACTGCATCCACCCCATCGTCACCGTACACAAATTGAACAATATTATTATTAGAATCACGTACTGTGTTATCATATTTTATTATCAAATCTTCCATGGCTTTGACCAGTCTTCTCTGAATGTACCCGGTAGTAGATGTTTTTACAGCTGTATCTATAATACCTTCTCTACCTCCCATAGCATGAAAAAACATTTCTTGTGGCGTGAGTCCTTTTAAAAAGTTATTTTGAACAAAACCTCTACTTTCAGGAGAGTCATCGTATTTTGAATAATGGGGTAATGTACGATCTTTAAATCCATTCGTTAATCTTTTACCTTCGACAATCTGCTGACCAACACAAGCTGATATTTGACATATATTCATTACGCTACCTTTTGCACCTGAATCTACCATCTGTTTTATATTATTATAACTAGTTGAATTACTTGATATAAACCTTCCTGATTCATCTCTAGCCTTTGATAATACATTTTGTATCATACTTTCTTTAGTTTCGGTTACACTTAGATTACCATTTGATTTCAAGTTACCATTCTTGTAATCATTTAAAATCTGATCCACTTGTGTATACGACTTTTGTATACTATTATTCACATTGTCAGATAAAGTTGATGATACAATAGCATCTCCTATACCTACTGAAAATCCATGATGCAACATCCATTCATTCAACAATTGTGATGATTGATCTAGAAACTTTCTTGCAGCCTTGTATCCAAAATCATTAAATATAATGTGCAATATACCACTAGATGAAGTACCAACTGTTTTTTTACAAATGATACCAGATAACAATTCTCCATTTCTAATATATACTCTTGTATCTCCCTTTGTACAATGTATATTTTCTTCATCATCAGGGTGAGTTGAATGAAACCCGGTAAAGGTAATTTTAGGTAAAACTAGAGACAATATTTGCTTACCAGACCACAATTTTTTTGGCTTTAATATACATGGCTCTGGCATTACATTTCCAAAACAGTCCAATATAGTCATTAATTGCATTACTTGATCTCTTGTCAAGAAATTATCCTTTAAAGTAAATTTTCTTATTGATGTTAAAGAATCTTGAACTAGAGAATTTACTGGTTTATTTGCTTGTGCTGAAATTAAATTTTTAGATACAGTAGACAACTCTTGCAACTCTGCTATAGCTTCCAATGTTTGTGGTACATGTATATTCATTTCATCTCCATCAAAATCAGCATTATATGATGCACATACATTTACATTTAATCGAAATGTAGAAAAAGGTACAACCTTGACCTTGTGTGTCATCATAGACATCTTGTGTAACGTCGGTTGTCTATTGAATAATACTGTATCTCCATCTACAAGGTGTCTCTCTACAACATCACCTACCTTTAATATTGGCTTTATTTTCGCAAATCGTAAATCTATTCTAGTCCCGTTTTCTTTAATAACATACTTTGCAGATGGGTACTTTGGGGAATAATCAACCAACTTTTGCATATTATACAAATTTAGACCAAATACTCTTTCAGGAAATGTTAAATTTGAAGCTATTGATATTGGAATACCTACTTCATCTATGGATAATGTTGGATCACCTGTAATAACTGTACGTGCTGAAAAATCTACACGTTTACCCATACAATTACCACGAATTCTACCCTCTTTGCCCTTGAGTCTTGAAATTATAGACTTGATTGGTCTGGCTCCACGCTGAGTATTCTGAGGTATACCGGTCTTGACATCATTATCAAAATATGTTGTTATATTATACTGCAATTGTTCCTTTAATTTTGAAATCATACTATTATTGTTTGATCTAGACACCAGACATTTTTTCAACTCGTTATTGTACTTTATAATGTTTGTCAATACATGAGTTAAATCATCTTCACCTCTCCCATCTCCTATATCCATCTTTACTGATGGACGCACACATGGTGGCGGAACTGGTAATATAGTTATAATCATCCATTCTGGTCTAGATGTATGTGGATTTAAACCAATCAATTCACATGTTTCATTTGAGATATTTTGTAATATATTTCTAGCCTCATTGGCGAATAAATAAATCTTGTCTTGATTCTTGTTTATTCGCTTTACGTCATAATATAGTTGCATACCAATCCTTCTTAATGGTAATATTTGTGCCTCGCAATCAGAATATTCACATACAGTCTTGTTTTTGCAAATCTCCCACGCAAATTGAAATTTAGTTTTTGATGATTGTAATTTCTTGAATTTTGAATCAGTCGGCAATATTCTAAACCTTGAACATTTATGACATATACATTCCAATATCTTTTTTATTGTCTTTAAAAAAGAAATGTGGTATACTGCACAATTTAATGTGATATGACCAAAGTGACCAGGACAATTATTCATATTTTCCTCGCATGTATAACACAACATATTCTTTTCTATACAACCCATTCGAGGATCTGATAAACTACCAATCTTGGGCATCTTGTTTTCATACATTTCTACATATTCTATTTCTGCAACTGAGTGTGCCTCAATCTCCTCTGGAGATAATATACTAAACTGAGTACTTTTTATGGTAACAGTATCCATACTCGTACTCCTTTATTGCATACTTTGTTTATAACAAACCATTTACCGATTTTTAATTTGGAAACGGAATTAGACCTAGGTTATTAGAAGGTACCATAGGAATTAGACCGAGGTTATTAGAAGGAACTTGGATGACCCTGGATGGAGACGGAGGTGGTATACGTTTGTTAAAAAAATCTATAGTATAATGGAATGGTTTTTTTATTCTTGTATAAATGTCATCTACAAAATCTATATGATTATCCATTTTATCTGTAGATTCCAACAATCTATCCAACTTTTCAATAATTATTTTTTGATTTTCTAGTACTTGAATTAATATTTTATCATTCTTGTAGCTCATTACTAATTTACTCTGATAAAATTTTAAATTCTGGAATAGCGTTTAAATCTATACAAGTATTGTGTACGATACTGTTTTTAAAATTTTTCTTGTAGAATTTTTTACGAGTTGCTGCTTGACTCTTGTATACAGAGAAATCATCACACAAATCGATTATAAGAGGATGAGTTTCAATATGGTCTTTTCGGAATATTCTACCTATAATTTGTTTCATTTTACCACTATCCTTTTTTTCATCATCCTTGACCTTTTCGTTATCTACATATTTTTTAGGTGTAAGCAATAATATAGTGTTTAAATCATATACTGATACTCCTTCTGCAAATGAAGAATAGGTTGCCAATATAATATCACACTTTTTTGCATTTTCTAAATCTATAGTCTTCATTGAACCCATGAAAATTCCAACTGTAAAGTCATAACCTTTACTCTTTTTAAGCTCAAGTAATGACAAGTGTAATCTTGTGATATGATTTCTACGATCACTCATTACAAGAACTTTTCGTTTATCGTCACCACAGTCGCCATTCATTAGCATTAGTTGTTCCAGAGCTTTGATAATAAAATCATTTCTTTCTTGCATATTTACCAATTCAGTAATCATACTTGTATACTGGATTTGTTCTTGATTTTTGTAATTGTTGAAGACTGAAACTTGTTTATAATTCGTTGATTGTAGTTTAAAAAAATGTATAACAGGGTCTTTACCTGTACGTTCTTTTGTAGATTCATTTATTCCATATACAATATCCCCTAGATGCCACTTGAATACGTATTCGCATCCATCACTTCTTTCTGGTGTTGCTGACAATCCAATAGAGTATTGACAACATAGTTTAAAGAATATTTTTGAAAACATTCTAGTGCATGTATTGTGACATTCGTCTACAATTACAGTACCAAAATCGGTAAATATTTCATCTGGATATTGTATTTTAGATAAACTTTGCAACATTGCAATTACAACATGTTTATCTTGAACGTCAAATTTTTGACCTTGAATTATTCCTATTTCTGCATCTGGAATAAATCTTGATATTTCACTCTTCCATTGATTCAATAGTGATATCTTATTGACTATTATTATTGTCTTCTTATTCAACATCGTTACTACATTTAATGCTATGGTTGTTTTACCATAACCTGTTGGTATGTTTAATATCCCCCCACCAGATTTTACACAAGATGAATACAATACGTCACGTGGTTCAAACTGTCTATCATATAATTCACCCTTGAATTCTAAAACATTATCGAATGACTTGCCGTAATAATTTTTAAATATTTTACTAGGTAAACCATATTTTTCTATTCCATACATTTTTGGAATATATATTTTACTTGGGGTTTCTTTGAATATACCAAAATTTGTATCCTTTGCACCATACATTCCACCTCCACCACCGTATCCGCTTCCACTCCCAGTTATAGGTTTTGCCACCAATTCACTTTTTAAATCAATCAATTCTTTTATACTTATACTATCTTTTGGTATAGCATAACCATATTTTGATACATATTTTGAATTCACAGACATTACTAACAAGAGTACAATGATAAAATAAAGTACAAGTATTTAAGTACTTTTTTTCAAGGTTTGTACATTAAATTCCACACAAAGATGATGAATATAAACAACAAGAAGACGTACATTAATCTATTTTTTTTTAGTAATATGTATATTAATTCATCATCTCTAGAATCCTCACTGCTATTGGTTTCGTACAAGTCTTGTATTATTCCAAAAAAAGAATTGGATATTTTACTAATCAAATTATGTAAATCATTCATTGTTACTTTATACTTGTAAAATTAAATTTATATAGTAGTTTCAATCCCACAATAGTCGAAAGGTTCCAGTATTCTTGTAAACATATTCCATTTCGTTGCTTTTTTCAACAAGTAATGAAAATTCGTTATAAACTCTGGTCCGTGATTTATTGTAATTGATCCTACATGGGCTAATTCATGTATCAATACTCCAAATAAAATATTATCATTATACAAATGATCATTCTCATCTCGTGTTCTTACACATAATGTTATAGATTCACCTTTATTTAATGTATAAGATGTATAGTTACTATTTATTGCACCTTCATTCAATGTTTTAGGATTATATCTTTTACTTATTCTTTTTATCATTGGTAAAAATTCATCATCATATTCCTGTTCTAGTCTTGATATAAACTTTTGAATTTCATCATTTAGTCTACCCAAAGTATTTGCAGTTTCAAGACTTTTACGTGTATTTCTTACATAATAAGTATTATTATCATACGCTTTTACTTGTACTCGGTCATCCAAATATTTAGTGTATATTGTATTGTACATCATAAAAGGTAATATTATTAATAAACAAAACAAATACATCAACATTACTACTACTACTACTATTACTATTACTACTACTACTCGAAAAAAAATTCTAGTGTCTTTTTGTCACCCTCTTTTTCGACACCCTCTTTTTCGAGATTCTTTCTTTTGAGACCTTCTTGGAACTCTTTCTTTTTCTACTTATCCTCTTCTTCTTCCCCATACCTCCTTTTGAAATTTTATTAATCATTTTTTTAACAGCAGCATTCTTCAACTCTTGACCAGACTCTGATTTATAAGCGTTTTGTAGTTTTTTACCCGCAGAGGAATTGTATAGTTTGTCAACTTTGTTGAATAATTTAGAAAGGTTCATTCTTTACTACTTGTTTTTTTTTAATTTTTTGTACTACAAGTTGATAATATAATTTGTGTCTAAATCAAACATTCTCATATTATCAAAATCTATTATTCCTAAATCTTGTACATTTACATCGAGTGTTGGTATTAGTATTGGTGCTTGACAAGGTAAAGGTGTTGTCAAAGCTGCACCGACGTTGTCAATAAAGTTATTAATCTTTAGAATACGTTCAAGAAATTTCTTGTCGAGATAAAATTTACCTTTTCGGTGTACATGTGATTTATTTTGTCTATATAGTCGTTGTTCAATAACAAGTGACATGCCTTGTTCTGAATGTTTTTTGCAATATATAGGATTATTCCATTGTGTACCATGATTTGCAAATTTGTTACATTCTACTTTTAAACATATCTTACCAACAATACTATCTGCAATAGAATTCCATTTATATATGTTTGATCTAGTAATACAATCTGGTGTCATACCATTATAACCAGTCAATTTTAGTTCTAGAGCTTTTGCGTGTATTTCTAAATCTGTTAAACCTATATTTTTAGATAGATAAAATATTGTAAACATATCTATACATGTTTTATATTTCAATTCTTCCTTTGACAACAGGGAATAATCAACATCAGAATGAAATTTTTTTAATTTTGACATTGGATATTGCAATATGCAATTACGATTCTTTTATACTTGTAACGGGAAACTTAAGTAATATTCCTATTCCCATTCACATTTCCATTCACATTTCTAAATTTGTCTCCAAAGTACATGTTTTTTATCATCAAATATCTAACATACAAGTTTCTATCCCTTTTACAATCTTTTACATATAATGCTACATTCTCATCAACATCTGTTAATTTATCTAGTAATTCCAAAATATACTCTACTTGATTCAATACAAATTTTATCAATTCAACCTTGTTTACATCTTCACTACCACCAGTAATTACACAATCTTTTAGATACAGTGTCAGATCTTTATAATTTGCAATCATTGATTCTAATAGTTTTTTTACATCCATAATTACCTTTACTACTTGTATTTGTTTATTACTACTTGTATTTGTTTAATACAAAAAGTAAAATTTCGCGTAAGGGTGAGTGATAGTTAAATTACAATAGAATCAATACTTTTATTCAAGTCATTAATATCTTGATATAAAGATTCCATGCAAATCTTCTTCCATTTTTTGTCATTGTTGTTATATTTGAAGATATAGTTACTTGTATAAATAATGTTTCCTGTTTGACAAAGTGTATTATACTCTTGTAATTCAACAGTATACAAATCGTCATTGTACGATTCTATTTTATTGATTTCGTACAAGTGATTTTTTATAAATACGATATCGTATAATGATGGATTTAAAGATTTTTTAATTTTATTACCTACAACATCATCGTCTGAAAATCTGATATTAAACATTTTTACTCTTATTATAATACTTGAAAAAAATTTTTACAATATACATCAACAAGTCATATCCAATTGAAAAATAACACAATTACTACAACCATCTTCCTAAGAGTAATATTTTATTATTTGGTCTAGTTTTAAGAAAAAATATGAATCAAAAATTACAAGGCAACAGTTTACAGCCTCTTTTATTAGAATTATTATAAAAATACACATCATCAAAACTCCTGATACTAACATTGCTGTTTCTCTTTGATATTCACGACACATTGCTTCATCACTTGTTAGAAAAAAACCCTTTGATACTTCACAGTTTTTTACGTATCGGGACACTATTATCAATATAAAATTATATATCTCCATTCTAATTGTACGAAACATGTCTTGAAATATTAATACGATGGACATTTTTATACACTATTTCTCAAATCTATCTTGACTTTTATAGTACACACAAACAAAAAGCCATTAAAAAAGTGGCAATTTCAAAACACAAACAAAAAGCCA